GAGCCGGAATATAAAGTACTCAGTTATGTTCCGGAAGAATCAGTTGAGGAGCCGAAAGTCATCAGACGCGGCAGAAAAAAAATAGAGAATCCGGTCGAGGAAACCGGAGGAGAAGACGAGGTGAAAGATGAGTAAGTCAAAGGCAAATTATGGCGTTATTCTGGAAATTGGCGATGGAGCTTCTGAAGAAAGCTTTGTAGCCGTTCCGGAAGTGCGGATGGTTCCGCCGATCGAAGAATCCACGGATGATATCGACGTAACTCATCACGGGAGCGGAAAATATCGCGAGTATATCCGTTCCGGTTTGATGGATACTGCGGAGTTCTCTTTTGACATGAACACGGTTTATCCGGATACGGTTCAGGATCAGATCAGGGAGCTAAAACAGAGCGGATTAGTCGTGTCATGGCGAATCCGATATCCAAATGGCATGGGCAGAGAATTCAAGGCATATGTCAAGAATATCGTTTTCAATGAAGCCGATGCACAGTCACCGGATGCACTGGTTGAAACCGTGACCTTGAAGCTAACCGGAGAAATTACGGATATCAGTGAATTACCCGATGTGAGCTTATAGGAGGCAGCATGGCTTTGATCAAAAGCGCTGATGAAATCCTGAGCAAGGATGATTTTTCATACGCTGTTATTGACGTTCCGGAATGGGGCGGATCGCTTCGCATCCGCTCTCTTTCCGGTGCAGAAAGAACGATCATCACAAAAATGATAAATCAGCGAAAAGATGGCGACGGATTATTTGAAAAATTAGTCATGTTGGCATCAATCGATGAGGATGGGAAGCCGCTTTTTTGGGATGATAAGCAGAAGGATGTTTATCTGATAGCTTTACAAGGCAAATCGGCAGCGGTGACGCAACGGGTTGGCAAAGAAATTTTAAAACTTTCCGGCTTCACGGAAGATGCTGTTCCGGATGTCGAGAGCGCCGAAAAAAACTGAGCGGCAACCCGGAGCGGCTTTTTCTGTACCGATTAGCCGCGACTTTAGGCTTCCCGAACGTGGACTACATGGCGAGCATGATGACAAGCCAGCAGATCACGGAATGGGAAGCTTTTTATAAAATGGAGCCATTTGGAGTCGATCGCGTGGAATACCTGCTTAGCATGTTCATGTTTTTATATGCCAGTGCGAATCGTGGCAAAGGAAAAAAGCCGAGGCAGAAGGACTTTTTACCGTTTTTATACAAAAAGCCGAGCGATGAAAAACTATGGGAAGAATGGTTCCGGATGCAAACAATGAAGGATTTTGATAATGGCTACTAACGTTGGCTCGCTCGAAGCAACCCTTGCGCTAAACGCAAAGGGTTTTACTTCCGGCGTTGATGATGCAAAGTCGGCGCTCGGAAAATTCGGCGATAGCATCAGGTCTATCGGTTCCGTTGCCGCCGGCGTTCTCACAGCCGGTGCGATTACCGGCATGGTTCATAGCATCCAGCAGGTAGGAGCTGCTGCTATCAATGCCGTTGCTTCGATGCAACAGATGGAAAAAGCCATTCAGTCTTTGGCAGCTTCTGAGCTTGTCAGAGGCTCTAAAGGTACGCTTTCCTTCACAGACGCACTGGATAAAGCCGGTAAAACGGCAAATGAGACAATGGAATATATCCGTGAATTATCCATTGTGTCACCTTTTTCTTATGAGTCTGTAATTTCCGCATTCCAATTGAACGCATCCATGGGGCAAACGATTGATACGGCGAAGATGACGACCGAGGCTATTTTGAACCTCGGTTCCGGTTTGGCACTGTCGCAGGATGAGATGAACCGGCTTTCCGTTGCTTTGGCGCAGGTTGGATCGACCGGCAAGATCACGGCGATGGATGTCCGGCAGTTTGCGAACAGTAGGTTCGGCTTGGATAAACTGAATGACGTGTTTGCGAAAATGAGCGTGAACACGGGCGTTACGATCAAGACCTATGAAGACTTCAACAAAGCGATGGAAAGCGGCAAAGTAAAAGCAGATGACTTCTATAAAGCGCTATCAGACTATTCCAAAGAAAATTTCGGCGGCTCCGTAGAATTGATGACAGGCACGATCAACGGTTTAAGATCTACTTTAGGCGATATCAAATATTTTGCTATGGCGGATATTTTCAAGCCGCTTGGGGACTCTGCCGCAAAAGCGCTGAAGCCGATCGTCGGATATATCGGCGACTTGCTTGGTGCAGGCGGTTTCAAAGATATCGGGAAGAAAATCGAAAAATGGTTCCAACCGGCGCTTGATGTGATCAATAAATTAGGAAAAGCGTTGACGAATGGCACGCTACAAATGGCGTTGAAGAACCTTCAGGGCTGGTTCAAAGGATCGGCGGAGGAAGGGGAAAAATTCGGCGTTGCCATGGACTATATCTTTGGCAAGGAAATGGGCGGGAAAATCACGGAAATTGTCGGCAAACTAAACGGATTTTACCAATTTTTTGCTAAATATAAAGACTATATCATCGATGCGCTCAAAACCATTGCCGAAGCTTTCGCTTTACTAATCATTATCAAGACTGTCACGGATTTAGTGACTGCTTTGACTTCGCCGATCGGACTGCTGATAGAGGCAATAGGTTTACTTGGTATCGCATGGAAGAACAATTTCCTCGGCATTCAGGACATTGTCAAAGACTTCGTCGCTGATGTAAAACCGAAGTTATCCGGCTTTGTGGATGATATAGAAGGCTGGATCAACTCTGCGAAAAAATATATCACTGAGATAAAAAACGTCTATGATGAGCAGGGCTTTAGCGGCGTCATAGCAAAGATCAAAGAGGATGCTGCTGGAATTATTCCTCCGGAAGTAATGCAGTCCATAGAAAACCTATGTTCCAGTGTGTTGAAATATTTCGAAACGGTAAAAACTGGTTTGGAGCGGATCATCCAGCAGATAAAGAACCTTTTCAAGACTCCGGTGAAGTCGCTTGACCAGATGGCGGCAGAAGTGGGTCCGTTTGAATACGGCAAAGAACCCACCACTGCCGGCGGCATTGATATGGGCTGGACGCTGATCGTATCAAATGCGATCAATTCCATGACTAAAGTCTTTGATATTGCCGAAGCGGCAATAGGTAAGTTTTTGAATGCCATTTCGAACCTTTTGACTTGGGTTAACCAAAACAAAGGTAGTTTTGAAGCTGCTTTTCAAGCAATTGGCAACGGAATTAATGAAGTTGTCGGATTCATGAATGATGTAATAGCTACGATAAATGAAAAAGGGCTGGTTGCCGGCTTGGAAAAAGTTAGGATGAAGTTTAATAAATTGCTGCCACCGGGGTTAGGCGATGCGCTTGCGGGGATTGCTCTTGTTTTGGGACTTGTTTTGGCGCCGGTGCAAACTATTTCTATCATGCTTGCCGCTATCGCTGATATAGCAAAGAATTGGGGCGATAATCCACTTGGATTGAACAAAGAGCACTATGACAGCATAAGCAAGTCTTTTGAATCAATTAAAGGGCATCTATCCAGTATCAAAGACAGTTTATCAAGTATTTTTGGTCATGGCGAAGACGCTGACCCGATAGACCAATTGGGTGAAGATGCGAAGACTCATCAAAACAATATTTCCACTTTAGGGAATGTTTTGAGCAGTTTGGCAGAGGCACTCGATAAAATCATCGGAGCAATTGACGGCGCGGTCAAAGCTTTCGATAGGTTATTCGGACCTGAACGAAAACTTCCTGAGATCGATACAGAAGAGTATGACAAGCTTTTCGGCAACGGCAATATTAACATGTCACCAATCGTAAAACCGCCGGCAGATGCGATCAGCAAAGTAATTGAAGAATTCAATAAGGTAAGTGGAATTAAGGTTCCGACTCCTGACGCTTCAACTTTTGAGCAATATTTTTCTCATCCTTCTGGTACTTTAGCTGACCCTGTCGATGATTTAGTTAAATATATCCAAGATCAGTTAAATTTAATGGGTAAGTCCGATTACGTTTCGGGTCCCGAAGAGCTGAAAAAGCAGCTTCTGGATATATTCCAAAAACTAAGCGATGAATTAGTCGGGCATTCCATCGTTCCGGATATGGTACGGGATGTAAACGCGGAATTTGAAGGTTGGTGGGATGCAGTAGAACCGTTTATCGACGCAGTTACAGATGGCATCAAGAAGAAATTCGAAGAGTTGGCGCAAGCACTTCGTGACATTGTTTCAAGCATAACCGGAACCACGACCGGTGTTGGTGCAGGGCTTGAAGGAATGCAAGCAGAAGGTCCGATGCCAGCACAAGCAGGGCAGACAAATAATTTCCAGCAAACCAGCGCCGGCGGCATCCTCGGGCAACTTTTCGTTCCAGTTCCTGATGATGTGATGACTTCCTATCAAAACTTTATCGACAAGTTAGTCGCTTTGAAGGAAGCTATTATATCTATAAACTTAGTGCTTAGCTCAGGAGCAGCAGGCGGCACAGGCGGAGCGGCAGCTGGAGCCGGTAATGGGCTTTTAGATATTCTGAAAAGTATCAATGATTTTATCGCGAAAGATTTCACGGCAACGCTGACTGAACTCGCTTTGATGATTTCCGTTCAAGGAACCTTTGGTTCAAGTCTGAATAGCATGAACTTGATGCTGTACAGTGAAGGAGCGACAACCGCAACCTATCAAATCCTTTCGCTGATCAATGACTTCATGGCGGCAAATTTGACGATCACCATGACCGAATTTGCTTTCTTTATATCTTTGGAAGGGAGTTTTGGCAGTGCTTTAGACACGCTGAACAAAACCTTATACACGGAAGGTTCGAATGCGGCTTTATACCAAATCCTCGTAACCATTCATGATTACATGAAAAAGGAACTTTCTGAAGTTTTCGAAAAAATAAATGACTATATTCGAAACTCATTGATGCCGACATTTGTTGATTTGAACTATTTGCTATTCTATGGCGAAAATACCACATATAACGCACTTGGTGCTATTTTCGGCGTCACCAAAGACATTAACACTTATATGAAGGAACAGAAGCGGATCATACGTGAGGAATTGGTTCCTGCGTACAAATATTTGCAAGAAAACTCAGGGCTCGCAGAAGGTGCTTTACAGGCTATTGCTGATGCCGCTTCCGGTGTGGCTTCGCAAATGAACTCTGCGACCTTGGCAACTTGGGGATTGATCGCAGCTTTGGAGGCACTGAATTCATATCAGGTTCCTGGAATGAATCCGCGGGAGACCGGCGGATCAAGCAGGGCGAAAGAAGCATTAGCAGGCGGCGGCTACGTTAGCGCTCGCAGTACGTACCTCGTAGGCGAAGCAGGTCCCGAATTGTTCACGCCGTCACGATCAGGATGGATCATCCCGAACGACCGGTTAGCAGGCGGAGGAGGCGAACAAGTGGTTTATAACATCGAAATCCATGATATTTACGGTGATAAATATCTGGAACAACGGATCAAGAAAGGTGTGACGGAGGGAATCAGAAATGCCGAGTTTGTCGGACTGCGCGCTTAGCTACATAACTTCCAGCGGCGAGGAAATTATTCTGGATAACTACCAGATGGAAAGAAACATCTGGGAAGTTTACGGACGCACCGGTTTTGATGCCCCAGCTTTGGAATATGTCGATGAGATATATTCTGATGGCTATGCCGAGACTTTAGCGGTACGCATACCTCCAAGAGATGTTACTGTGAATCTTGTTATTCGTGGATTGTATATGGCTGCAAGAGACTCTATTGTCAGGCAAACTGTAAATAAACTTCTTGAACATGGCGTTAGAAATTCATGGGGTAAGTTGCGGGTAAAGCGCTCGGACGGGACTTTTGTATATCTGAATTGCCATTACAGCGGCGGTTTCGACACAGTTGCAATGACTGACCCAAAAATAACGCTTCTCAGTTTAAATTTTCATGCCAGCGACCCATTTTTCTACAGCGAGGAAGAAACAGAGTTCTATTTTTCCGACACAGAACAAATTGGGCTCTATTTTGGCAATAATTTTTATTTCGGCATATTAACTTATTTTATGGGCGGCAACGTAACCAGCGAGACGATCGTCAAAAATGATGGGCAGATCGCTTATCCGGTAATTACCGTAACAGGTCCAGCGAAGAATCTGAAGTTTGTTAATAGCCGGAATAACGGACGAATCGAAATCGATGAAAACTTTGTCCTTGCCGCAGGGCAAACTTTGATTATTGACTGCCGTGACCGTATGCGGGGCATTACTCTCAGGCTGAGCAATGGGACGCTTCAGGACAAGACGAACCTACTGAAGATGGGATCATCCTTGGTTTTTCCTATAGAGCAAGGCGATAATAATATCGATATCACTTACACGGATACATCGGCGGCAACGAGTGTGGACTTTGTTTTCCAGAAAAGGTGGCTAAGTGCATAATGGCAGCTTATGAGATTTACCAAAGGACAGTAGGCGGGATGAGAGGCGACGTAATAGACAAATTTACTCGATTTACTGCTTCACTCGCTTTTAATGACGTCGGCAAATGGCAATTGGACGGCGCATCGACTTCAGGTTGTCCGCTGTCAGAGAATGACGGCATCATCATATACAGGGACGGCGACCCATTTCTAAGCGGTTATGTAACGGATATTTCCGAAGAAGTCGACGAAACTTTCGAAGGTGGGCAAATAGTATCATGGACAGTACAGGGTAATGATGATAACGGATTGCTAACCAGAAGGATATTATTCCCCGATCCGGTGGAGCTGGATATCACAACACAGGCATATCATACGATTCGCGACTATGCCGGCAATACAATTTTGAAATATATCGATTATCATGCCGGAGAACATGCAGCAAGCGGCAGACGAATACCGAATTTTACGATTGATTCATACAAAGACTTGGGCACGGTAAAAACATGGAACGCACGATTTGATGTACTTTGGGATTTTGTCGTAAATATCGCGGCAACGGACAATTTGGGCATCAACGTGGTCTGGGATGATACGCTTGGTAAATATGTTGCTTTCGTTTATCGTCCGCAAGACAAAAGTGATCTTATTATTTTTAGCCGAGAGTACGGGAACATCAAAAAATGGGCGCACACGCGATCGGCGCCGAAAGCGAATGCTATTTGGGTCGCAGGGCAGGGCGAAGAAACTGAGCGGATGATCAGTTATCAGGAGGATGCAGATTCTATCGCAAAATGGGGGCGCTATGAAGGATTCAAAGATCGGCGAGATATTTCCAATGAGCAGGATGAAAATGACCCGAGGACACCTCAGGAAGTTTTGGACGATATCGCAGAAGCGCTTATACCGGAGAACAAAGAAACCGATACCTACGAGCTGGAATTGACGCCGATTGACAGGATGTCTTATATCGATGACTGGAACCTCGGCGACATCGTCAAGATCAGGCTCGGCGCTACAGAATTTAATTCAATCATCAACGCGATTTCGATTGATTATCAAGGCGGAGTCGAAACGATCACGCCGTCTGTCGGCACGATTGACCGGGGAACAGCCGGTAAAACCTACTCAACGATTCAGTCAATCAGTGATCGTGTTGAAGTGCTTGAAAAGAATGAAGGCGGCGGCGCACTAAACAATGCTGGCGCGCACAATTCGATATATCGAGGCATTTCATTAGGGACGTCTGTCTCTGCTGCTCAATATTCTGCTATTGCTGCTGGTACTTTTGAAAATATGTATATCGGAGATTACTGGACTATAAATAGCGTTGTTTGGAGAATTGCTGCGTTTGACTATTACCTCACCACAGGTGATACGGCTTGCAACACTCACCATGTCGTAATCGTTCCGGACTCGAACCTCTACGGCCATGTAATGAACGACACGAACATTACTACGGGCGGTTATGTTGGCTCGAAGATGTACAAACAGGGTCTTGCTGACGCAAAGACGGCGATTAACAACGCTTTCGGGTCTGCACATATTCTGTCTCACAGACAGTATCTTTGCAACGCCGTTACTAACGGTTATCCTTCGGGCGGTTCTTGGTACGACAGCAAGGTTGAGCTTATGACGGAACAGAATGTTTACGGCGGCAAGGTAATGTCACCTATGGGGAATGGTGCTACGATTGTTGCAAACCATACTGTGGACAAATCTCAGTACCCGTTGTTTGCACTGAACCCGCACATGATTTCTAATCGTCAGTATTTCTGGCTGAGAGATGTTGTATCTGCCGTCCATTTCGCCGGTGTCCTCAGCAACGGTTATGCGAGCTACCACGACGCTTCCATCGTCCTTGGCGTTCGCCCCGCTTTCTCTATAATCGGATAGGAGTAATAATCATGTATACAATCAAACTTTACGATGGAACATTGTTAGAAAATCTTACACTCAACGGGAACAACTTCATTTCTAATACCATTATTCCTGATACTGTGTTCGAGAACAATTTGAAAACGGTTGAAGTATTTGACGGAGAAAACACACAGATTCTTACAGATCAATTCCTTGCGGCAAATCGGGTTGAAAATAATCAAACATGGTTCGTTCTAATCGACAAAACGCCAGAGATGAAGCGTGAAGAAGAGATGACTGACTTGCAACTGGCATTGGTCGAATTATACGAATCGCTTTTGGGAGGTGTCTAATGGCTAAAATTTACGCGGCGTTAATCAAAAAGGGCATCAAGACGATTGAGGACGTGCCTGAAAATTTACGCGAAGAAGTGCTGGCAATTTTGGCGGAGCAAATTTGAATCAATCATCGTGAACGTATTCCGCATAAGAGATTTTGACGATATTTATCGGTATTTCGAATAAGTTGTGCCATAGGTTCGAGAACCTCCTGGGTACAGAAAACAGCATCGTTAAATGGTCTACTTGGAAATTATTATAAATAATAAAAGGGCATAAGAGGTAAAATCATGGCATATACAAAACAAACATGGCAGAATGAAGTTCTGTCTGGCGTTTCGGCAGATCAGGCATTGTTCACGATCGAAAATTCAGAAGGGAACGGGCTTGTCGGGAAAGAACCTAAAATTCATACTGATAGCACGTTCTGGGATAATACTGATTATCCACTCGGTATATCCATTCATACTGTAAATAACCCAGGCGGCTCTACTGGGAATGCGCCGAGTTATAAACTGTATGGAAACAGCGATTCGGCATATTTTGTGACAATTATGAAAAGCAATTTATACACTATACAAATTGCTTATGTATATAACACAAATCCTTATAGGAATCACACATTTACCAGAGACTATAGAAACGGAACATGGTCTGATTGGTGTGATTTATCGGTATAATTAGTTAAAGGAGTAAAAATGGTAATCAATCCGGTAATAAAACAGGATATTCAAGTATATCGTGGCATATCTTGTATCATCTCATGGCAATTCAAAGATAAGAGCGGAAATGTCATTCCACTTATGGGGGTTGTTGCCAAAAGCCAGATACGAGAAGAACCTGGTGGCAGCTTGATATCGGAGTTTGCCACTCAAGTTATGGAATCGGATGGAAAAGTAGTTTTGACTTTGAACGAAGCTTCTACTGCTGCTATACCGGTGAAAACGTATAAATACGATGTTAGGTTGGAAGATACTGAAGGAAATTCCGCTCTGCTCGTAAAAGGGTTTTTATACGTTTCAGAACCGATTACGAAAGAGGTATAAAAATGTTACAACTTACTAATTTTACGGTAACAGTAGATATAGCTGGTTCTGGAGTCATAACGCCAACTGTCCAACCTTTAGTAGTTAACTCCAGGACTACCTTTATGTGGATCAAATGGTCTGCCGTAGAGCATCCTACTTCACCGGCTGATTTTTCCGATACGCAATCCGACTACATAGGAATCTATGTTGGGGCGAATCCAGTAGCTCCGTCCGATCCTGCACTTTACGATTGGCGGCGTTGGAAAGGCGAAAAGGGCGATCCAGCAACGATTCAAATTGGTACTGTCACTACTGGAACGCCTGGCACTGATGCACAGGTAATAAATCGTGGAACCGAAAACTCAGCTATTCTCGATTTTACTATCCCTGCAGGTGATATGGATATTGATGGTCTATCCGCAGAAACTTCTCTTGAAGACACAGACTATATCCCATTTCGTGATACATCAGCGACAGCGAATCGCAAGGGTTTGCTATCTGTTTTGAAAAGTTATGTTCTCGGGACACTGTTTGATTCTATTATTGGACATAAGCACGATGGAGTAGACAGTCCTAAAGTTAAATATTCTGATATCAGCGAAGCACCTACGAAAGCGACACCTGCAGATGTTATTGCTGGGTTGTCGGATACAACGTATATTACACCAGCTGTTCTGCATGAAGCTTGGATTCAACCTATTTTTGGTGTTTCATGGGACGGTGGAGAAAATCCGACTCTAACCCGTATAAATACATCTCAAGGCATGGTAGCTAATGCCGGAGTCGACAGTCAAGTAGTCAGAAACGATTTTGATTATGCACCAATATTCAGTGAAATTGAAGATTATGTAGACGATTATAGCAATCAATTTGTTTCAATCCCCAAATTTTACATAAAAAAGACTGCGAACGGTGCTGCACGTACATGGCAGATTTCTAAACGCAGGATAGACGGTGCGTATTTACCAGCCTGCTTCTGGGATTTTGAACATGAAAGGGAGCTCCCTTACGTTCTCGTTGGAAAATATACCGCAAACCTATCCGATGACGGTACGAAGCTGGAAAGCAAATCCGGAAAATGGCCGCTGGTTCAAAAAAATATCGTCCAATTTCGTGATTATGCAAAGGCGAACGGCGTTGGATATCAGCAACTGGATGGCGTGATCGTTGATCTACTGCAAACATTGTTTTATGTAGAATTTGCGACGCTAAACAGCCAGGCTATTATGTATGGATGGGCGAACGGTCGATGGAATCCTGCGGATACCGCTACGGTATCGCAAACCGGAGTAAATCAGATTATTGTTTCTAATGCGACGGCGGCTTATTATAAAGTTGGGCAACCGATTGGAATTGGAACAACACTTGGAGGTAATCAAATCTGCAGTTATCGATTAATTACCAGCATTGATGATTATGACACATCCAACAAGGCCATTGTTTTTGATGGAATCGCGGTTGATGTAACTGCTGGGAATATCATCTATAACATGGGCTGGAAATCTGGCGTATGCTCCGGAGTTGTAGCATCTTCTGGCTCTATCTATAGTAATTCGGATGGGAAAAATCCATTCAAGTACCGCGGAATAGAAAATTTATGGGGAAATATTTATCAATTTGTAGATGGGATAAATATCAATAATAATCAAGCATGGATATCACGTATACCGTCAGACTATGCAAGTAATTTATTTGCAAGCCCGTACCAGCAGTTGTCTTACATTAACCATAATGTAGAAGGATATGTATCTCAGATGGGATTTGATTCGAATAATCCCGAATT